TAATCTGTTTTTTAACCAACCATTCACCACGCATTATTGAGATATTCTCCGAAGTATCAATCAGGTCATAATCAAAAACACCGCTTTCTTCAAAACCTGTTTCATCCGTGAGCCTGAAATGACCATCAGTAATAACAATATCCGAAGGACTTACACCCGACAACCATTCTTTGATTAATAACCTATCTTTTCGCCTGACCTGTATTTTTAAATCTGCCATTAAATACGGACTGCCATGAACGGGTGCAGAATTGCAGTTTGCATAAAATTTCCTGCCAAAATCAATCAGTTCGGAATTGATATAAAATACCATGTCAATAGTATTTCCTTCGATAGCATTAAGATTCACGAAGGCAGGATCGCTATTGAATAGCATGATCATACTCCGTAACCTGCGAAAAGATCACCTGCGGCAGGAGAAGTCGCATCAGCAAAAACCTTCCGGCATATCTCAGGATCATCAAAAATAGCCGATGCCTCAATTTCCTTGATGATATACTCGTTATCAGCGTTATTCATAGGACAATATTTGATCGTCCCGCCTGATCCTGACCGGATGAAAAACCCGTTTTCGTCGGTGTAATCGCCTTCTGAAAGATCGACAGGTTCTACCCTTATGATATTACCCATCTGCATTGCTTTGATTGGTTCCATATTTTCTTTTTTTTAACTTCCAAGTACTGTAAAGGGACGTGACTGGTTGCAACTGCTATCCCGGCAACTACCCGCCCAAAGCGGATAATCTGCGGAGTTACGGTTCAGGAACGTCATTATCTCGCATTTGATAGCATCAGCCGTCAGCCGTGATTCTGTCTCCATGCGCTGAATATCTTTAGTCGTCGCCGGAGTAGAAAAATCACTGTCTTTCTGAACGATCCCGGCGGCAGTATAATTAAACGATGAACGGTTTGTATAACGTGCAAAAGCATAATAGGCAATACAGTTCTTCAACCCCTGAAAGTAATACGTCCGTGACTGATACGTGTATGTGCCGCCGTCAAGTAATTTCTGATTTGTCGTTGAAATCATCGGCGGTGTGGTCGAAGCCTGATCAATAATTTCCAGAAGCAGACCGTCGCCGATCCACGGCTTCACGTCCATCAGTTCAGATTCCGAAACGAACTGCGGCCATATACTGACGTTACGGACTGAATCTGCAATATATTTCAGGTCTTTCAGATCATCGAATGTTATTAGTGAAATCATATTACAAATATAAATCTTATATAAGATATTCTGATGGCAAAATAGAATAATCAGAAAATTGCGGAATATAATATTCTAATAGATCATTCCATGCTACTTCTAACATTCTCCTTTCATTACTCGTAACCGAGTTCATAAACTTATAGGCATTTACAATTAATTCACTTGCGAATCCTGCTCCAATATCGACACCTCGAAGGATCGGCGGGATCATAAACATACGACCGATATTATCCTGCGTCGATTTTTCGGTGTAATCGTATTCTTTATCCAGATTCTTGGCTTCAAAAGGTATGAATTCAGGCTTTTCTTCATCAGCATCAATATCCACAACCCACAATTTAAGGGCATTTTCATCACCCTGCATCTTGTCGATCATACGTGCAGATTCTACCTGTTGCTGATTAAAAGGATCATTAGGATCGGTTGTGCCGTCAGGTAATAGATGTGGCTTAATGCCTTTGCGTAACAGAATCCCGGCAGGAAGAAAATTATATTTTGCGTTACGGTGCTTGACGGTCGATACTGATTCTTCGGTCAGCATATCGGTAACAACGGGATCGAACGGGCTGATAGGATATTCGAAATCACCATCGGCGGTAAAATACATTATCTGGCCAAGATAATCTTCCGGGCTTCCGGCTTCCATGATCTGTTCTTCGACTTTTAACGGTGCGAATTTATTGATAAAAAGAATTTCCTGTATATTTAATGACTTACCTGATATTCCTGTCCAATCATGGTGAACGGCAATCTTGCCTGTGTATTCTCGTTTGTGATCTATTTCCAGACGGCAATGTTCGAACGGCACGGAGTAATATTCGCTTGGCAGGGCAAGTCCGTTATACTTGACCAGAACGGCAAAGCCATTAAAATTTTTCAGGTCTTTGGCACATTTTCTTAGCAGGGAGTTGGCACGCTCGCCATTAGAGTTGATAACAGCATTGGCAAGTATCTGATCCGTGAATCCGCCGCCTTCGACAAACTTAACGTAAATGTCCATACAGGTGCGACCCGTACCGGAACTGTTTATGATCTCTAAAACCTTCTGCGGATAATCGTTATTCAGACCATATCCCTTTATGTTTTTTGATTGAAAATATACGTTCCGCTCAACTCGTGGTGCTGTTTTTGTAGCGGATACTCGCATTATTTTTTGGTTTTAGATTTCCGTTTTGCAGTAGTCCTTTTCGGTGGCGTTACTATTTTAGCATCTGATTTTTTTTCTGCCTCAATATGTGCTTTAGAAATATTATTTAAAGCATTTTCCATAACGGTCATAGGCTGAAAATCAGATTTTGGCTCGACTTTCTTCGGTTCTACGATTGTGACATTTTTCGGTACAACCGGAGCAGGACGAACAGGAATCCTTGAAAAATATATCGCCTTTTCAGGGAAGTTTTTAAGATACCATTCAGCCAGTTCGTCGGTAAGAGTATCATTCGTGCAGGTCTTTGACGCATCGCCGAAAGCCTGTAACAGAACACCTTTTTTTAATTCATATCCTTTTATTGTTGCCATTTTAGTTTTATTTATTATTGCAAATAATGCTTCTACATAACACGTCGAACAGCTTATCCTTATTGATTTTCCGGTTACAATTCTGTACGCCTCGATTATCTTTTTCTTCCTGAACGAAGTCCTAAAAGCCTTAACACCAATATAGTCACGGGCAAATAGGCAAACTTCCTGAACGACTGTCATAAGTAAAAAGGGGGCACATTACACCCCCCTTATTAATCACAGCATGGAGCAAGCATTGAAGCCAGAGCCGCACGTGTGGCGGTAATATCACCACCAACAAAATACGACAACGGTGGCAATGATTCTTTCATTTTATCGCTACACCCGGCAGTCAGCATCCACCCACCCAGCAGTTCCTCATCATTAGGGTTACGTTCGGCGGCATTTATTTCAAGACCGAAATCCCAACCGAGGATTTCAAAGACAGTCCTTCCATTGCCAAGCACAGCGTCAACTTTACTATAATTATTTTCGATAATTACAATGAAGCGGCTGTCAACGGCGTTCCGAATCCACAACTTATCTTCGGGCATATTATCAAAAATCCTGAAAATAAAATTATGCTCCCAGACCTTCTGATAAGTCTTTTTGACCATTGCGACCGTATGCTCGTTACTGAAATTGTAACCTGAAACACAATAAGCGTAACATGGCGGTGATACTGTTTTCAGCACAAGCTGTGTACACAATAGCGGATTATCCGGGTCGAACGTGCTTAAATCTTTATCAATACATTCGTAATTAATAAAGTAAGCCATATCCTTAATTCCCTGTACAAGATTCTCACAGTTTTTAAGGATACAATCAGCGATTTGGTTACAAATCATCATAGCGACCTCCTATCTTCCAACCATGAGTAACCTGTCGTCAATAATCTTGGCATCAAAAGCGTCTGCGGCTTCGATACGATTGTAACGACTGCGTGGATCATAGAAGGAATTAATATTATCAAATAGACTTGTGCAAACCATACCGACAGCAAGGTTGCTGACAGTAGTATAAACGACACGGTGAGGATCGTTCCAGCGAACGCCGTCATTCTCATAGGCACGTATCATCTGATCCCATAGAGGCAGGGAAACAAGACGGATGCCGTCCCATGTGGCGAATTCCAATCCGGTTATTGACAGCTTATAATCCTGAAATGCTGTTCCAAGTGCCTGTAACTGTCTGCGAAGACGATCCATAACGGATTTCGTGACCAGAAGGACCCGGTCAGGCTGTGCGGCCAGTTCGGGAATAGCGGCATCAATCAGCGCATTGACGGCGTTATACGTGGCAAGCGGAGTGGCAACCGACCCCTGAAGGGCGTATGTTGCTTGTGTGTTACCCGGTATTGCCTGTAACTGTAACGGGTTAGCGGCATAGATAACGGCCATCTGCTGAAAGAATCCGTTTATCACATTGAAATAACCGATTGGAATAGTAGGTGTAATATTGCCAAGCGGTATATTCTGTGCAGCAGTATCACCGAACCATATATGCCTGAACACGGCTTTCGGGATGTCTTTTGAAAGCAAATCCCGGATGAATGTGAATACCTGTGTTTTCGTAAGGTCATAAGGATTATCACAGTCGATATAATAGCGCATCAGATTAGTTTCCAGCTCATCAACGCACATATCAATGATGACTTCGATATATTTCGGTGACCATGTTTTCTCAATGGCGGTATCTTCAAGACATTGGGGAGTTGGATCGCAACCCTGTGCGGCAAGTCCTACAAGACCGAATGTTCCGGGGATGATCCCGATACGTTTATCATTCTTGATACCTGTTATAATGGTATGAAATGAATTAAGGGGAGGTGCTTCCAGTACGGCGGTGACGACAAGTTCATTCAGCGAGCGGAGTTCTTCGGCTGTGAAGTGAAGTGCGTCAAGATTGATCGTGGTTGAACACGAAGGAGATGTGTAAGGCATGATTATTCAGTTTTACGTTTTTTACTTTCAATTATATCTGCTACTTCCGCAAGATTAATATCGCCGACTTTATCAACTGAGTTAACCTGTGTACGTCCTTTCGGCTTCCATTCGTTTTTCAGTTTTGACAGTTCATCGACCAGACCTTTAGCCTCCGCTTCTTTGGATTTAAAAGATGCTTCGGCAGCGACAAGATCAGGGTTTTCTTTCTCAGCGTTTTCGAGTGCGGCAGTCAGTTCTGTGATCTTTTCCTGTGCCTGTTCCAGTTCGGTCTTTTCAGCTTCTTTGATCTCGGTTATCTTACCTTCGGCGACAACGATAACTTTACCGTCTGCCATTTTGTAACTTCCATCAGGCGACGCAATATCGCCGACGGCAGGAGTGCCTTCCTCTTTTTCAAGGTTCAATTCCTTGCCGTCAACGTCTTTTAACGTAAGGTTCTTGATCCTCGAAAAATTCTTGATTTTCAGGATAGCTTCATCAAGTGAATTACCCAATTTTTCGAAGAAAAGTTTTTCATCCATTTTAATAGTATTTGGTTTAATATAAGCGTATGCCATAACAGGCTCGATTATTTTCGTTGCGAATCCAAGTGTAAGCATATCATCGGCTGATAACTTGGTATTTTCTTTCATATATTCAGCCAGTTTTTCTTCCGGCGATCCGGTACGCTGAACATAAAAATCAAGTATTTTGGCTTCTTCCTGACGTAAATCTTCGGCGATCTTTTCAAGATCATCGGATTCATACTGATCAGCAAGTGTATAAGGCGGGATAAATGGGTTATGGATCAGACCATCGGCGTTCTTCATTATCTCACGTTCTTCTCCTGCAAGAAAAACAATAGTGGCGATACTGTAAACCTTGCCTTCGCCTATTGTCTTTATTTTTTTACCGGAATTGACCAAAAGATCATGTATTGCCCAGCCTTCCTGAACATCGCCGCCACGTGAATTGATACGGACGGTCAACGAATCGGCATCGGCGTTTTCATCAAGGAATTCAGAAACGTCTTTGGCAGAAATAGAATTAGCACCTTCGCCCATAAATGATTCAGGTACGTTTTCGCCAATATCACCGTATAATTTAAAAACTGCTGTTTTCATATTACCAAAGCCAATTATCAATATCAAGAAACAGGTTGGGCATAAGAAAATCATTTATACCTTCATCCGAAAAACTAACAAACCCATATATTATATCGTAAAAGGTCTGCATCAGGAGCAGGAGATTACATCATACCAGAGCCAATCAGCCCATTCCGGGAAGCTTTCAGTACAAGCATTATAAATAGCCCAATCCATAAGAGTGTACGAAGCACAGATTTGTTCCATGATTTTTGTTTACAAATGTAAATGGGATTTACGGATAAGTTACTAAAGTAGTTTGTTGAGTATTCCGTCACCGTGAATGATCAGGTTACAATTATTCGCTTTCAGAGCATGATTTAAAACGCTGAAATGATGTTTTATTTTCTGGCATATCTTAAAGTCAAGGTGCGGATGATTCAGAAGATCAACACCGAACAGATGGATTTCCGTTGCGCCGTGTAATTTCCAAGCGATCTGAACGGCAATGAACGGACTACAAAACGACTTACAAAATCCTTTCTGATCAAGGTTACAGATGCGATCAGGATAGCCGGGGAGCAGTTCTATTTTCTTAAAGTCCTTTCTTGTATCCCAATTAACGATCTGCGAATAAAATATTTTCGGCTGTGATAAATTAATAACATTCAGGCGATCTCCTTTGAATACATTAGGCTGATCAAGGCAGACGATAATATCCGTTTTGACGTTTCGCCATACATCATTAACGCCTATTGATAATTCATAATCTTCGGCGTTAAATAATTTCCATGATTCGCCCAGACCGATGACTGCTATCTTTCCCATCCCTGCTCTATTTCCTGTTTACCTGCGGCACGCCGTACTTTACGTGTACCTGCTGTATCATGTTTAACCCATTCGCCGGGTACAGCTTCCCACACCCAACCCTTGCCAGATGTATGACCTAATCCGGGAAATACTTTATAGACCTTATCCGTCAGTCCCTGACGGTGAACATCAAGTGCAGTCTTAAAGCAGGGTGCGCCGTGATGAACATACGGGTGATAATGAAAATAATTCTCGACCTGTAACAGATGAAAAAACGGGTGCATCATATACATAAATCCCTGTCGTTTATGGTGCGGCTTTGCTCCATATTCATAACCGTCAAACCCGGTCTTTTCCATATACCCGACGGCAAGCGTATCTTTATCCATCATATCAAGCATCTGCTTAACCGGACTTTTAATCATTTCAGTATCGCTGTCAAAGATAAGCGCAAAATCAGTTTCACACATTCTGATTCCCATATCCATACCACGACCATGTCCGATATTTCTTCCCACAACCACAACCTTAGTTACGCTGTCAGCCAGAGAACAGGCATAGGAATAACAGGCGTTGTTAGGATCAGAACCGTCAATAATAATCATTCGCATATCAGGATGAAATTTACGGAACGATTCAACGGCGGCTTTTAACAAAGAGTGAGTGTTGTGGCTCACTGTTATGGCCGTAATATCCTGCATAGTTTTCAGCATCATTCCCTATTTGTTGTTTTAGAAAATTCAGATTAACATCAGATTTGAAACTCATAGAACGCCTGTGCCCTGCGCCGATCCCGTAACGTC